GCCGTATTTATTCGCACTACGGGATTGAAATCAACGAAGCCTCTTCTTCAGGTAGAGGTTTAAAACTTAAGTACGACACATCAACCAATTCCGTAACATTACGTGCGCCAAGTTCTGGCGGCAACTCTGAGTTTGTTTTGCCTGCTGGTTACGGAACAAATGGGCAAGTGCTTGTTACTGATGGCTCTGGTGGCCTTTCATGGACATCGGTGGCAGGTACGGGCACAGTCACTTCAATTACGGCTGGAACTGGTTTATCAGGTGGCACGATTACTTCTTCTGGGACTATATCGCTAGCCAATACTGCTGTATCTGCTGGTTCGTATACCAACGCAAGTATTACGGTAGACGCGCAAGGCAGACTTACTTCTGCCAGCAGTGGAACCGCTGGAGTTTCTACGGGTAAAGCAATCGCAATGGCAATCGTTTTTGGCTAAGAGGACATCATGGCTCCAAATATAGTAAACGTTTCAGCAATTTATGGGAAAACGGTAGGTGCTGCTCTTGGTACATCTAGCGCAGACATTCTTACTAACTCGTCTGGCAGCGGGAAGGTCTTTAAGATCAATGCCATATATATTTCTAACATTGACGGGTCAGGTAACGCAGAAGCAACGGTGACTTGGTATGACGCAAGCGCGACAACAAGTTACAACCTTGCAAAAACAGTTGTTGTTCCCGCTGACGCAACGTTAGTTGTAGTTGATAAAGACGCGCAAATTTATTTGGAAGAAGGCGATAAGATTGCTGCTTTAGCTGGCACTAGCGGTGATCTTGAGATTGTTATTAGTTACGAAGATATTAGCTAGGAGTCGCCATGCCTAGAGGTAACGGCGGGATAATCGGCCCCGCAAATATTCCAAGCGCAAGTTCCGCTAAAGGTGTTTGGTCGCTGATGGAGCAGATGATTGCTAAGAGTCAGGGATTGTGGCCTGTAACGGGATACTTCATCGTCCAAACCTTTACCGCTACGTCTACTTGGACATGTCCTACTGGTGTTACAGAGGTTGAGTATTTGGTAGTTGCTGGTGGGGGTGGTGGTGGAAGTTCGGTAGATTCATCAAACCTAAATCCAACAGGAGGCGGGGGCGCAGGTGGCTTCCGCACCGGAACAGCATTGAGCGTTGACGCTGGAAATGATTACACAGTTGTTGTTGGTGGGGGAGGTTCCGCAGGAAGCCCAGGTCTTAGAGGGACAAATTCTTCTTTCTATGGCTCTTCTATATCTAATGACCCATCTATTTCCAATGCTTCTGGAACGGCTTCTTCAATTTCTGGAACAACGCTTACTGTAGGCGGAACAGTAACTAATACGTTTTATGCAGGTATGGCTCTATCTGGAACCGGTGTCTCAACAGGAACCATCATTACTGCATACGGAACGGGAACTGGAGGTGCTGGTACCTATACGGTTAATGTAAGTCAAACTGTTTCAAGCACAACTATTACGGGGTCACTTAGCGGCATTAATGCTTTTGGCGGTGGTGGCGGTGAAAGCGGCGTTTCAGGCGTTGGTAGCGGCGGTTCTGGTGGCGGTGGTGGCGGATCGGTAAACTCTGGAAGCACTAGACCGGGAGGGAGCGGTAACACTCCATCAGTAAGCCCCTCGCAGGGGAGTAATGGCGGCACCGGTATCGGCGCTGGAAACCCAGGAACTGCAACAGATAGAGCGGCTGGGGGTGGCGGCGGCGCTTCTGCTGTTGGTACTAATGGAGCTTTAGGTATCGGAGGAAATGGCGGTGCTGGTTCAGCGTCTAGCATCTCTGGTTCTTCGGTTACTTATGCTGGCGGAGGCGGCGGGGCTGGTGGAACTGCGGGTACCGGTGGCGCTGGAGGTGGTGCAACAGCAGGTGCGTCTTCAACTCCTTCAGCAGGAACTGTTAACACAGGCGGCGGTGGTGGCGGCTGTCGTGCTACACCGGGAACAGGCTCGGCAGGCGGCTCCGGCATTGTTATCCTGAAGTATTTTGTGCCAAACCAAACTGTATTTGTGTTCAAAGGCACGACTACTTGGAAATGCCCGACAGGTGTTACCTCTGTTGACTATCTTGTTGTTGGCGGTGGTGGTGGTGGCGGGTCTCTTGGAGGCGGTGGTGGTGCTGGCGGGTTTAGAACTGGTACTGGGTTAGCCGTTTCAACTACTGGTGGTGATGGGAGCGGTAATTACACAGTAACTGTTGGCGGAGGTGGGGCTGGCGGGGCAAATCCTGCGGTTGCAGGGACAAATGCAAATTTAGGTACTGATTCTACTTTTAGCACCATTACATCAACCGGTGGTGGCGGAGGTAGGAATCACGGATCAGGCGGGACTGCTGGCTCAGGAGGTTCAGGCGGTGGTGGTTGCGTTGGTGCAGCGACCAGTAACGGAGGTGCAGGTAATACCCCAAGCGTATCGCCATCTCAAGGAAATAGTGGTGGGGCAAATAGCCCAAGTGCCCCTGGTTATTCAGGAGGCGGCGGCGGCGGAGCTGCTGCGACCGGTGCTTCTGGTACAACGACTGCTGGCGGTAACGGAGGAGCTGGTACCTCATCATCAATCACAGGTTCTTCTGTTACTTACGCTGGAGGTGGTGGCGGTGCATCTCAAGCATCAGGCGGAAGCGGAACCGGTGGAGCCGGAGGTGGCGGTAATGCAGCCAATCCTGGCGCAGCAGGAACAACTAACACTGGAGGAGGCGGCGGTGCGGGAAGTTCTACGACAGGGACTCCAGCAGGCGGCGCAGGCGGCTCTGGCATAGTAATCATAAAGATCAATCAATGAAAACAAACGTATACAGATTCGTAGGCATCGACACAGCGATGCAAATGCTTCGTCCAGGAGCTAAGTGGGAAATCTCTAACAACGTCTTTACAAGGTGGGAAGACCCACGGCCATGCCCTTCTATCGAAGAAGTGTATTGGGTCATAGACAAGATTAAAGAATTTGAAGACAGCATCCCTACTATTTGGCTACCTGAGCAATTAGAGCAAATGGGCATCCAACAGAAAGAGTTTGAAGATGCAATTGCATAACTTATTCCCTACGGCAGTAGGCTTTGCAGAGCTTGGTAGACCTCTGTCTGATGAGGAGTTGTTCTTCATCCGTGAGCTTGAAACAAGACCTAACATGGGTAACACGACAAGCACGAACAACTTTGTGCTTCGTGACCCTGCGCTGACCTCACTGCGTTCGTTTATTGAAGATAGCGTCTCGGATTACTTCAAGAACACAGTCAATCCCAAGCACAACGTAAGCCTGAGAGTCACGCAAAGCTGGTGTAACTATTCAGAACCTGGGCAGTATCACCATAAACACGCGCATCCAAACAGCTACATCTCGGGTGTGTTTTATGTGCAGACAAACCCTGATGACAGGATTTACTTCTACCGTGATGGCTGGCAGCAGATCAAGTTTCCACCTGAGCAGTGGAACACATACAACTCTGAAAGCTGGTGGTTTGAAGCCACTGCTGGCAAGCTGATTCTGTTTCCGTCAAGCCTGACGCACATGGTTCCTGAAGTCAAAGGCGATGACACAAGAATCTCACTATCGTTTAATACCTTCCCTGTCGGTGTTGTCGGGGAAGAAATGGACTTAACTGGACTTAGGTTGGAGGCGTAGATGGCTCACTTTGCCCGCATAGACGAAAACGGATTGGTGCTGCAAGTTGTTGTGGTTGACAACAAAGATACGGCTGATGCTTCCGGTGTTGAGAAAGAACATATCGGCGCAGCGCACCTAGAAAAAATTCTTGGTGGCACTTGGAAGCAGACTTCCTACAACGGCAACATGCGTAAGAACTACGCAGGGATTGGCTACACCTACAGGTCTGACATTGACGCGTTTGTGCCGCCTAAGCCTTTTGCTAGTTGGATTCTCAACGCAGACGCGCGGTGGGAGGCTCCCGTAGCAATGCCAACTGACGGTAAAATGTACTCATGGGATGAAGATACTGTAAGTTGGATTGAGATGACATGACACCCGAACAGAAGTCAGACGTACTGGTAGAAGTTGCAAAAGCCACTCCTCCTGTAGCAATCACAACAGCCGTGACTGTTGGCGGTCTGACTCTGAACGAATGGGTGGCAGTTGCTACCTTGCTCTATATTGTGTTACAGTCCGGCTGGCTTGTCTGGAAATGGTTCCATGCCATAAAAGATAAGAAGAATGAAGCACAATCTTCCGATAGTTAAAGTAGTTTGGGAAGATGCCTGCCACGACACTTTGGGTTGGGGTGATAGCCCAGAGAAAGCCAAGGACTTTCAGGT